TATTTGGGCGATCGTGTTAGGGGGATCAGATACGGACATTGCTCAAGCGATTTTCGAAACCCTCAGCGCTGGGATCGGGATGTTTGGGGATACTCCCGTTGCATACGTGGATCCGATCACGGGTGAGACTTACACGATCACCTTTGAGAGACCCGATGACATTACCAACTATATTGACGTTACGGTTGTAACTGATTCGGAGTATCCCCCGGACGGGGATGACCAGATCAAACAAGCGATCGTTGATTACTATGAGAATTTCGAGATCGGTGAAGATGTAGAATTCACCCGTTTATATACTCCGATCAATTCTGTCCCCGGTCACTATGTATCAGATTTGAAACTTGATATATCATTTCCACCGTCCGGGACTGGTAACCTAGCAATTGCAACCAATGAGAGAGCGGTTATAACGCTCCCCAATGTCCGGGTATTCTCATAATGGGAGCAAGATCAATAAAGGCAATCGGGAGGCTTCTCAATCAGTTTTCGGATGGGCCTAACTGGCAAGCGATACTGACGGCAATCGCAGCCCGTTTTGAGGACACTGACATTGTCCTTGAGGGGCTCTTGTTGTATCGCACGATCGAAACCGCTGAGGGAGTTTGGCTAGATCAAGTTGGGGACATCGTAGGCTTTCCCAGGCCAGCTGAGGAGGTCCCTGACAGCGGGGTATTTACCCTCAAGGCAGTGGGGGACCCTGACAACCCGGATCAAGGTCTCTCAAGCCTCTCAGCGCTTGATGGTGGGGTTTTGACAAGCCTCAACGGGCTCCCCACTGATAACCTTGCTTCTGACGACATATATCGTGAGTATCTGTTTGGTAAAGTCAAGGCGACTTATTCAAAATCGACGATCCCCGCGATCTATGAATTCATTAAATTTGTTTTCTCAATTGAGTCTGAGATCCGGTCTCCTGAAATTGGCTATGTGACCGTTGAGCTTGCAACCGCTTTGACGGGGGCTCAACGTAGAATCATCGAAAGGCTTGCACCCGTATCAGCGGGGGTCAAGTTAGAGATCATCAACTGGCCTTGATGAGAGGTACAAAATGACTATAGGAAAATTTCTCAAGCGCTGGGCAAACGCGGGAACCAAAACAGCCCCGTCAGACCCAAAACAGGATCTAGGCTGGGTTGACAATGAGCAAGTCCCTTTTGAGTGGATTAACTGGTTATTTGACAAGATTGAGGACAAGATTGATCGCATTGTGCAAGAGCGGGTTGATTCCTTTTTTGAGGGGTCAACGGATCCCCAGCTGGCGATCTCAACGGGTCTTTGGCCTGACTCATGGGGTGTCGGCAATGACGTTACCAATTTTATCGCGGGGGGCAGTGGTAAAGAGTATCGAGATCTTGAGGTCTATTTCACCGCTGAGAACGATCCCCGATTGCTTGCCATTGACAACGCGGCAACCGTGATCGAAGTTTGGGATCCGCGGTCATTGACACAAGTCGGGACCTCAAATGATCTCAAGTTAGACCTCCCCTCAGAAGGTGGTGAGGTTTGGTCAGTTGTGTCAATGTGCACTGACGGGGTCTCAGCGTATGTTGTTTTCATTGATAGCAACGCCTCCCCTGACGTTTATAGAATTCAAGCGTGGGATCTTGCAACCTGGAACGTTAAAACGGGCTGGGCTGCAACCGGATCCTCATTGTCAGGATCGGGCAACGGGCCTCAGCCGCTTTATTATAAACATGCTAAGGTGATAATTGCTGATGCGACTTATCTTGCGATTTCTCAGGGGTGGATCAATATCACAACCGCGGGGGCTCCTGCAGTTCAGATCGTCAATAGGTCAACGGGTTTCCTGACCGCGGGAGGGGCCGGGGATGCCCCCACCGGAATCAACATGCAAGCGGTTGAGGGGATTTGTTCTGACGGTCAGTATATCTTTTTTGTTGTCAATGATACAACAACAAGCGCAAGTCACTTATGCTCAGCTCAGATTGCAGCCCCAACAACGGGGTGCGGGGGAGCAAACTACCCCCGGGCCTTGACAACGCGAGGGGCTAGACTTTGCGCGATTGGACAGTCAAACCGCGCTTTTGTCAGTGCTCTTTATAGCCTCAGCGGTGATTTAGTTGAGCTCGTCAAATCTCACAATTACCTTGATGCTGATCTTGATGAAATTATCCGAGGTCAGACGACGATCCCCGGGCCAGCTTACGTGTCAGGGGAGGTCACTCATTATGATAATGCTTGCTGGGGTATGGTCTTTGACGGGATCAATCTTTGGATGCTCACGAATATTGATCTCCCGGGCGGGACTGGCAATCAGTTTGCATTGCTCAAGATCGATGCTTCGAAATTCTCACAAATTGATCGTCAAGATCCTGAGATCAGACAATTGACCGACATTGCAACCCCGTTTTTGATCACGCCTCATGATCGCACGATCAATTTCGGTCCTCACAATGACCTTGTTTTTGACGGTCGGGATCTTTGGGTCATAGTTGAGCCTGACTCCGGGCAACCTGAAAGCGGCAATATCTATAGGCTCCCCCTTGCTATGTTCAGAAGCTAGAAAGGATCTCAAATGCCTCCTAAAACACAAGATGAGATCGACAACTTGAGAGATACTCTCCGAAAAGATGTAAATGATTTACATAGTAAAACAAATTCGATTAGTACGCAAATTTCAAACATTGATAGTAAACTTGAGGCGACGCTGCCATTTTTAGCAACAACAACTGACGTTGAGAAAAACATGGGAAATCATGTCAAGGAATTTCACAGTCCAAAAAGCGGGAGCGGGAGATCCTTTCCTCCTCAAGAGTTAAAAGGAATTGATTCCAAACTCATTGCCGCGTTGATCGGCGCAACAACTCTTCTCATTTCCGGTCTCTCAGCATTGATCCAGAAATTCTTGACAACCGGTTTCTAGGATAACTCAGGAGCCTCAAGATACAACTCAAGAAACTTGATCGCTTTCCTGAGATCGGTTTCCTCTGAGGCTCCCTCTTTGTGCCCAGCCCGGGCAATGTATTTGACCGCTGAGCCTAGAAAAAAATTGAGCTCCCAGGCCTTGATCACCTCGAAAGGTTGCGGGTTGAGTCTCGAATAGTGCGCGGGACTGATCGGGTCTGAGGTTGTTTCGCCGCTCATCTTTTGTCCTTTCGATATTGCTCAAGCGCTTTGAGCAAGTCCCTCTCAGTTGCTTCTTTGTTTCTGATCCGTCGATATGCCATAATGTCAAATGTATTTCTCATGATCAGATAGTGGACCCTTACTTGACCCTTTGTCCCCCTCCTATGGATCCGCTTTATGAGTTGCTCATAGTCCTCAAGATGATCCGTCAGTGAATAGAAACATAGATCGTTGCCCCCGCTTTGCATATTCAAACCGTGAGCAACTGAGGAGGCTTGTACAAGCAAAACGGGGATCTTTTTCTGATTCCAACGTTTGAGATGAGCCCGGGCCAATTTCTCAGAAGTATGACCCCCGATACACGGTAATTTTTTCTTGAGGTCCTTTTGTATCTGTGTCATATCTGACCTATAGACATAGGCAACGATCAGCGGTTTGCCGTGCAACTCATCAATGAGCTCAGCAAGTCTCTCAGTTTTCCTCTTGTGAAACGGGATCACCGTCTTGACTTTTTTGTCAGGCCTCCCGGGATCGTAATAGGACCCGCTTGCCATTTGACGGCAAAGCAAATATTTTACTGAGCCTGAGGGAGCAATGAGATCCTCTCCCGTGTCAAGCTCAGTGAAATAGTCCCTTTCAACGTTGTCATAGTGTTTCTGATCTCGTTTTGAGAGGCTAATGAGGATCTTGTTGTGGACGATCTCAGATAGATCAAGATAGTCATCAGCGTCAAGTCTCATGACCCATGACGAAACCTTTTCTTGTATCTCCTCAGCCTCAGCGGGACCCTTGATCTTGTAAGTGTAATAACGGGGGTTGTCGATTTGGAAATATTTGTCTTTAAAGGTTGTGATCTGTTTCCCAAACGTTTTGCCGTTGTCGATAATGTATTGTTGAGAGAAAATGTCCTCAAGTCCGTTAGGGGCAAAGGTCCCGGTCATGATCACCCGTCTTGAGAAAAACGGGATAAATTTTCTCAAGACCTTGAAACGCTTTGAGCTTGCGTTTTTGAATTTCGATGACTCATCAACAACAAGGACATCAAAAGGCCAGATTGAGGGATCGCTTTTGATGAGATCATAAAACTTGTTTCGCTGATAGCTCCCTTGAGTCATCCAATAGTCAAAATTTCGAAATGGGATCTTGTGTTCTTTTGAGATCGATCTTACAAGAGCAGAAAACAGATCGCGCAATCGAAACAGATCGGGAGCGGTCAACCAAATATTTTCAGATCGGTTTTTGAGATCCTTGATTGTTTTTCCAAATTCAAAAGGCTCAAGGTTTCTCAATTGGACATGAGACAATGACCGAAATTGATCCCACTTATCGATCTCCTCAGGCCAAACGTCAAGACAAACTAACCGGGGAGCAATGATGAGCGCTTTGATTTTGTCTTGATACAATGAGAGCGCTTTGAGATAGTGCAAGACCGTTGCCGTTTTTCCCAGGCCCGGATCAAACAAAAGGCCAAACTTTCGATTTTGCAAAAGCTCAATTGTACCTTTGCGCTGATAGGGCTCAGGATTGTATTTCATTCAACGGTATTGAGTAGAAAGCAGATCGGGTCAATCGGTCCGGTCCCCAAAGCAGATAAAAAACGGTCAGACTTTTCGTGAGAGTCAATGAGAAAAACTTTGATCTCTTGCTCATTGAGTTTCTTTGCGTATTCGATTTGATGCTTTGCCAGTTTCCCGCGGGGAGTTTTAAACTCAACAAAGAAACAGACTCCAAAAATGAGCACTAGACGATCGGGGGCTCCCCGTCTTGCTGGGTCAGTGAATTTGACAACAAAGCCCCCTTTGTCCTTTATGACCTCACAAAATTTGCGCTCAATCTCTTTTTCGAGAGTGAGCATGATCACCGGGCAAAGATACCGCTGAGGTCAAGTTTGTCCTCAATGAGCTCATTGAGATCCTTTCGAGGAATTGCCCAACGGGTTCCCCGGATCTTTTCAGCTCCCTCGAAAACTCCCGCCCGACAATAGGCCCGGATCAACTGAGGAGTCAACCCGGTCTCATTTGCAGCCTCAGCAATTGTGACCGTTTCTTTTTGCTTCTTTTTGCTCATCTCAACTCCCTCAAAAGGTTGTCTATTTCATCGATCATCGGATCCGCTTTTTCTTTGACCCTATGTAGTCTCAAAGTCTCTCGATAATTCTTGAGCCTCAATCTGAGCCCGGGATAACTTTTGTTACATTTACCCGTTGCATATCCGGTCAGACCTCGATTGAGCTCAGATCCGCAAATATCGAAACAATATCTCAACGCTTTGACTCCCGCGTGAATTTGATCGGTTGGCCTTGAAAGGTCAAAACCTTTTTTGAATGGGGAATAGTGGACTTGCATTAATCCAATTTCGCCCAATTTGCCCGGGCGATTTGGGATCCAACTGGATTCCATGTCAATAATTGTTGCCGTGAGCAGCGGATCGATCTGATATTCCTCAGACCAATGAACTACAAAAGCAACATATTTGAGAGCTTGCTTGCGGATCCGGTCCGGGGAATTGAAATGAAACAAATTTATATGTTGCTCAACCTCATTGCAAGCGTCAATTGTGTCATCAATGGTCAATCCCAGGCTACAAAGACCCAGCGCAAAAATAAAAAGTGATAGTGTGTATCTCATCCGTTTTCCTCCTCATCATATGGATTGTCAGGAATCTCACCGGGAGTGTTAGTCCTTTTCCACTCTTCACGAAATCTCGCTTGAGCCTCAGCAATCTCCTTTTTGAGTTGCTCTTGTTTCTCACGATATTCCTTGACTAGTTTCTCATGAGCCTCCCGCTTTGCTTTGAGCTCAGCCTTTCGCTTGAGCAACTCTTGTTGTTTCTTTCTTTCCCGGGCCTCTTTTGCTCGTCTCCTCATGACCTCAGCTTTTGCCTCACTCCCAACTAATTTGAGAAAGCTGGTAATGATTCCGGTCAATAACCCTGTCAACATTTGCAATCCTTTTCCCGGGTCCTATTTTCGAAATCTGAGACCCTCCCAACCCTCAACATTGAGGGGGAGACCCTCAGCCCATTTGGGGACCGTTGCCATTATATCACAAAAGCCATCGAGAGATCCTCTCCCCTCAAGGACCTCAGAAACAATCTCATCGTGGACAGTCAACACAATTGGATACTCAAGATCAATTTCAAGCATTGCCCCCGCCATAACATCAAAGCAACTCGCTTGAACTATGTTTTCAGTAAGTTTCCCCCCGTATGTAGTTTGACGCTCCCATTTGTAGGATTGCGGGGAAACTCCCATATAGGTGAGCTGAGCCTTGTCAAATTTCGGGTGATCCTCAATTTTGGGATCGTAATAAGCAAGCTCTCTCTCGCTGGGCAACCGGATCCACAAGAAACCGTCCCGATACTGACAACTGACCTTGCCACAATCGATCCGCTTTCCTTTTCTGAGGACCGCTTTGATAGCTGAGGCCTCGATTGCATACCAAAAGCGTTGCACGTCTGCATATTTCTTGCGGTATGCATTGACAACCCGTTTTGCCATTGACTCAGAAATTGTGATCCCGTACATAACTTGACAAGTGACCTTGAATTTTTTCCAGGCCATTTGATAACCACAACCCAAAATCCCCCGCTTGCCTAGCTCCCTCTCATCATGTTCAATCTCTTCAATCGATTTGCTGAAAATCACTGACGCAAGAACCTTGTAAATGTCAGCCCCGGATCGGAACATTTCAACCGCCTCAGTCTCTCCAACTAACCACATAAGAAACCGGGCTTCAATTCCTGAGTAATCAGCACAAATGAAACGGGATCCGGGTTGAGCTCTCAGCATACCTCTCAGGCAACTTGAAAGGACATCGAAAGGATCAGAATACATGAGACTCATTAGCTTTGAATCACCGGATTTGATGATCTCAATTGCGGTTTCAATCTCATCAGGATCTTTGATGCTCCCTTGAGGAAAGTTTTGAATCTGGATTCCTTTTCCGGTCCAGCGTCCAGTATGAGCCCCGTGAAACAAAATGAGCTCACGGATCCGGTTGTCGGTATCCATCCTCTCAAGCATTGACTCATATTTAGCAGTTGAGGATCGGGCTGAGGCTTGTCTCAACTCAAGGATTTCCCTGACAATCGGATCCAAATGAGGGAGGTCAAGAGCGGTCTTGACCTTGTCCTTTGCAATCGATGAAATCGAAAGGCCCAGCTCATTGACAAACTCAACAATCTTTTTGACCTGACTGATTGTTTCGATCTCCCCATTTGTCAGCTCAACGATCCGCTCATTGGCCTCTCGCTTGAGTTGCGAGAGGATCTTGAGAGCTCCCTCAATTGCCTCCCGGTCACAATAGACCCCTCGAAAATTGATCCGCTGGTCAAGCTCCCAGATCTGACGCTCAAAGGCTGAGAGCGGTCCCAACGTTGTCGAAACCCCCTCAGCGGTCCGGGTGTCCCTTATGCAATACTTGTACAGTTTCTCAAAATCTTTCGGCTTTGCATGGTATCGGGCCTTGTTGTATTTGCTGGGCTTGCGAGGCTTGCTCAGTTTCAGCATGATCCGATGACCGGTCATGTCCTTTGTCTCAGACAACCCCAGCGCTTGAGAAACCCCGTCCAGTGACCGCGGCAATGCCCGGGCTGCAGCTATTGCCGCAGTATCAGCCCAGCGCTCAGGAGGGAGCTCAGGCCAGCCCCAGCGAGTCTGAGCGATGAATTTCCATATAACCCGCTCGAAAAAGGCATTGTGAGCCTCAAAAATGTCTCCCTCAGCGATAGACAAGGCCAATAATTCAGGTATTTCGGTTCCTGTTTCAATGAAATATTCAGGAACCCAAATTCTTGTTTTTCCACTCCCCCGCTTGAATGAGAGACAAAGGATCTCAGTTTGAGGATGACGAGCATAGATCCAAGCCCCGGACCGTTTGAGGTCAACCGGAGACCGGGTCTCAAAATCGATCCTTGTGACCTGGGGTGACATATTATGCAGCGGTCAAGAGATCATCAGAGAGGGGGAGCCCAAAGAGGATCGGATCAACATATTCAACCGGGATCCCCATTTCGCGGGAGATCTCGATCTCAGATTGGACACCCGTTGAGGTTTTCCAACCCGGGAGCATGAGCACTATGACCCGCTTGCAAAAGGAGAGCATTTCCCGATCGTATTTCTCCCAGTATTCCCAATTGACGGGGAGCTCACCCGCAAGAGCGATCGGATGAGTATGACTGATCGGTGAGAAAACCCTCAACCCGTCAAGCATGAGTTGAGCAGCAAACGAGCAAACCGCCTCAAAGCGCAAGCGTTGAATTAGATCAACTTGCTCAGGGTCCTCATGTTTATAGGTATATGGCGAGGCGAGATAGATCAAAATTGACCCTCATAGTCATCCTCATCCTCATCAATGTCAACGTCCTCGAAATCATCAGCGTCAACGCCTCCAAGAAACGGTTCACCGTCCCTTGTTTTCTGAACTCCCAAAAGACCAAAGGAGACACCGATCCCAAATGAGTTTTTCCACAAATACGCTTCGACAACGGCAACCCCGTAACAACCGCCGTAGATCTCGTCAGGGTTGTCAATATCATCTCTTGAGGAGTCAAAAACCCGGGGCTTGCGATTCTTGCTCTTGAGGCGAATAACCATTTTACCTTGAGTCTCAGGCCTGGGATCTCCCTCTTTGGTTTCTATCTCATCCCCGTCTTTAATCTCAGCGATCTTGAGTTTCTTTGAGCGCTTGCCGTTGAGCTTTTCGTCAATGATCGCTTGTACAGCCTTTTCAAAACACTTGAGGTTTGCAGACTGAGGGAAAAGAGCTGTCACGGAATGACACGGGGTCTCATCTTCGAAACCGTGAGGCTCAAACAAGTGAGGAAAACTCATCCGAAATTCAGGGGTCCTAAACTTTGTTGAGCTCAACATTTTTCCTTTTTTGAGATTAGCCATTGTCCGGGGTCCTTTCTTTTGTCTCGCCGTCAGGAATATAGACGGTCTTCATTTGCTTGAGAATGTTTTCAGTCTCCATGTATGCTTTTTCCTGATCCATTTCTAAGTGACTTTGAAAGAAAAAGATCAGAGTATCGAGCAACAAAAATGAAAGCTCACCGATCGGGATCGGGGGCAATCGAGGCTCAGCGAAAATCGATCGCTCAAAACCGTCATTCTTTGCCTCAATCTTGATTGTTACGCTTTGACCGTTTCGCATATCCCCTCCTAGAATTTCTCGAAATCATCAGCGTTGATCTCACTGACCTCAGGCCTGGGATCAGATTCGAAAACAAGCTGAGTCTTTGCTGACGATTTGATTGTATGCTTGTCAACCCAATCTTTACTCATGAGCTTTTCAATTTCAGCAAGAGACTTGAGGGAGTATTTGAGAAACGTTTCAGGATCATGATCGGTCTCATGCAAGAGATCCTCAACTTGATCCGGGTTGATCCATTGCCTTTTAGACTTGCCGTTGACGAGTTTGAAACCTGGGATCTTGTCACCGCGGGAAACTCTCTCATGAGCATATTGCTCAGCGGTTTTGAGAATGTCAGTAATTTGAGTCTTATTTCTAAAGATTTCGATCAGATAATCGAAACCCATTTTTTTCATTTTTGCAGTATCGGCAACCATTGATAAAACGGTTTGCTCAATGACCTTGGGACAAACAATCTTGACGGGACACCAATGACAGTGATCCCCGCTTGTATATCTTTGACCGGGAGGCAAAACGGAAAATTGATCGATACGGTACAAAGCCTTTTTGAATTTTTCTGACCAATGATCTTCAAAGGCTTTTGAATCTTTGATGGTCCAAATCTTGACAGTGTTTCCCGATCTGGCCCGGGGTTGGATGATCCCCAAATGGAGAGGACGATCCGATCGTCCAAATTCGGCAAGAGCTCCCAGGCCATAAAGCGCAAGCTGATAGTTGTTGTCAGCGTTGACCTCAACCCCAGCCCCGTTTTTATAATCGATGACCCAAAGAGCGGTTTTGTCATCAATGACAAGATCAGCGGTCCCAAAAACGGTTTTGCTGACTTGTCTCATGACAAGCATTTGCTCAACGTAATAAATAGGAAACTTGCAAGAGTCTAAGATTTTTTCAATCTCACTCACCGCGGTTGCAACCGCGGATCTCATTTCATCGGTGACCGCAACCGGGGTCCTTTTCTTACCCTCAATGACAGGGACTTGAGTCCACGTCAAAGGATCAATGTCATTCTCAAGAGCTTTCTCAAGCATCATATGGGCTGAGGTCCCTTGCAGCATATGAATTGAGGGAGGGGGAGCGGGAGGCTGAGGCAAAACCCCAGCCCCCGCGCACCGTGCCCAAATATGAGCACTTGAAGGAGAGTGTTTGGCGTGATTTGTCATTGGTGGGCTTTCCTTTACGGTGGGATCTATTCGCTCAGCTCAGCGATCTTTGCGAGACAATCGGCATAGTCTGACTCATCAAGGTCATTGAGGGAGTCAATGTCATACTCCTCAAGAATCTCCTCAATGTCATCAGGCCCGTTTTCCTTCGCATAGTCATTCGCAGCCTTTCTCAGTTGCCGCAAAGTAACTCCCTTGGCCTTGCCCTTTTTCTTGCTCTTGCCCTTTTTCTTGCTCTTGCGCTTCTTTTTGGGCTCAGGATCCTCCTCAGGATCCTCCTCAGGATCCTCCTCAGGATCCTCAGGCTCAGGATCGGGCTCAGGGTCCTTGACCTTTTTGGGCCTTCCCCGGGTCTTTTTCCCTTCGATCAAGCTGAGGAATTTCTTGACCTCCTCAGGGGTTTCGAGTGTTACTTGTACTTTCATTGTTTCTCACTCCTTTTGTTGTTTAGAATTTCTCACCGCTGGGAATGGGAGCGGTTTTTGCCTTTGTTGTCTTTTTCGCGGGAGCCTTTTTCGCGGGAGCCTTTTTCGCGGGAGCCTTTTTCGAGGGAGCCTTGCTCTTTTTCGCGGTTGTCTTTGTGGCGGTTTTCGATCCGGGCTTCCGTCCCCTTTTCTTGCCCCCAGTCAAAGAGGCAAGATGAGCCTTGAGCGCTTTGCTCACTGTCTTTTCGATCTCATCCATGCCTCGAAATTCCACTGAGGCGATCTTCATGTCAAAGACGATCCTTGCTTGCATTTCTCAAACTCCTTTTTGGTTGCGGGTCCTATTACCAGCAAATGAGAATGTTTCGCGGTCTCATCCTCAATCGCCATGATCGATTCTTTTTCTTGACGGATACAACATGACAACCCTTTTCCTTTTTGCCAGTTGAGATCGCGTCAATGATTTGGGTTTCATTCTCAACAAAGATCTTGACCGGGGTCCCGTGAGGAATTTTCTCAGCGGTTGCGAAAATGGCCCGGGGATTTCCGTATCTCTCAGCGACTAGATCAAGAAAACTCATGAGATCTCTCCTCTCATATTCGGTCCGGGGTTGTCAAGCGCTTTTTGTGCTTTTGTTGCTTTTTTCATTTGAAGGTATAGAAAGCGCTGAGAGCATCCTCAAGATCATCAAGCGAAATGAAACAACCCCCGTTGAGACTCTCATGAGGATCAAGGACTATCACGATCCCGTCAGTTTCCGCTTTGCGGGAGCTCCACCCGTGATCTTTTTCCAGGGGATAGGATCTCACCCGCTCTCCCTTTTTTGCTGCGGTCACTTTTGCCATTATATCAGCTCTTTTTCTTTGGCTATCCAGTTAGAGAAAATGAAATTTCCTGAGGTCCCGTTTTTGTATACCTCAGAGTCATCATGTATCTGACTCAACGGAAACCACAAAGGCTCATCAAAAAGATCTGAGGAAACAAGGATCGCTTTTCTTGAGTCACAAATGCACTCACAATCTTTTAGTATTACTGAGTTGTTATCATATTCCTCAATCATTTTTTTTTCGATCTCCTTTTCACCGCCAAACAGTGGGCTTGAGTTGCGAAGCAGAAACTTTTTCGCCAATGTGGACGTTTTGTGAGAATGTTGTCAAACCTCCCGTTGGTTGTTTTCGATTTGGGCAACCATTGCCCGGGGGTCTCAAGCCCACTGTTTAACGGTGACTAGTTATCCTCAACCTCAAGCCTCAACTTGAGATTTCTTGCGCTCAAGGCAAAAATCTTATTGAGAGGAGTCCTTTGTTTTTCGGCATACTCAAGCAAATTCTTGAGACTCGAAAAGCAACGGGCAACATATGTTGTATTATTTTTCCCGGGGGTCATAAGCCAATATTGCCGATCCTCTTTGGGCTCAGGATCAACGGGCTCAAGAGCTTGCTCAAAAAGAGAGCATGTATCAGCATGAGTTGGATGAGCACTTTTCCTGCATTTCTTGATCTGAGGTCCCTCAAGATAATGTTGACAATCAAGACAGATTTTGATCTGATCGGTCATTTTGCCCCCTCCCGAATTACGATCACCGCGGCAACGGGATCCTCCTGACCTCTCTTGTTGAGAGGCTCATAGTATTTAGCGTCAATCTCCCCAACTCTAAACGGGTGAGAGTTATGAACGTACAACATGAGCTCAAACTCATCCCCCGATTAGTTATGGTCTTGAGTTTTTTGACGATCGCTTTGTTGATGTTTTCTTGTTGCTCAACTGTCCTCATTTTGGTTTCCTCCTCTTTGACCGTTTGACCCTCCCAGGTCAGTTGATACACTCATAATAGATCCGCTCAAGGGGGCTGTCAACTATTTTTTCCCTTTTTTCTCAAAAGAGATTGAGTTGAGGTGCAAAGAGATACAGTTTGCCGCGAACAATTCGATCAACAGTATACCCAGCAACCCGGTAACAATACCCAGGATTTTTCGATCTTACTTTTGCGATCTCAATTTCGGTCCTGAGTCGCTCAGGGGGCAATGTTTTGTATTTTAATTTCCAAGCCTTATAGGTTGCGTTTGTCGCTGTCTTTACTAACTCAGAGGCTATTACAGGACATTTCGGGAGCCTCCTGAAAAGCATGTTTCGCCACAACCATTGAGTGTTTTGATCCGTGTTTCCTGTTTTTCCGCGACTAGATCCGGTCCCTCTTTTTGCTGGGGTTTTCTGGTATACAACTGCCCAAACTGCTAAAAGACTTTCATGTAGTAAAACGATCTCTTGACCGCAACCGGTAAAAGTCCTTGACCCCGGTGATCGTCTTGAATAGTGGGGACCGTATGCCGAAAACTCAGCAAGACCGTCAACGATTGCAAGCGCAAAAGGATCGCTTGATGAGGAGAGGACCCAACCCCCGTTAAATTCAGTATCAATCATCAGTCAATTAGTCCCAAATTTGAGCCCCCGGTTGAGATCAACGCTTGTACCGTTGCAGAGTTATCCTCCTCACCTATGAGGCAGTTTCGGCAATGCCATTTTCCCCGATACCGATCGAGATCATCGGTTGAGCGGCAAATATGGCAACAAATATTCTCGTGATTACTATCGACTCGAAAAGCTCTATACTCATAGCGGGTCTCACGGATCAGACGGTGATCGATTTGCCCCCGCTCCCTCATATATCTGAGGGTTGTCCCAACCGATCCCATGAGCAACTTGACCTCCCGTTGAGTTGTTGGCCTGGGGACCGCTTTTCTTGAGACGAGCATTGACCCGATTTGCCTACAGGTTAACCAGCGGTTTCGATTACGAGAAAGCAAGCTGAGAATTTTCTCAGCCCGGGTTTTGTACGGTCCCTTTTTCCGTTTTGAGGTCAATCGATCTCCCCGTCATACAGATCACAAAAGTAGTCCTCAAGAAACTCAAGCAATGAGGTTACAAGAGCTTTGATCGTCCTCATTCGATTTCCTCAAGATAGCTCTCATGAATTCCATTTGTCTTGAGTAACCGATCGGTCTTTGGCCCGGGAGGGTTATCGAGTTTCACCGTATAGACTCCCTTGTGACTCAGACTTTTCCCGGTCACTGTCCCAGTCTCCCCAACCATTGACATAGCCTCAGCAACTCTCGATTGCTTCAATTTAATCCGTTGTCCTTTTTTCATTCTGTTTCCTCCTCAAAGATCCCACTCACGGCAAGCATGAAAAACCGCTTGCTCAGTGTTTCCGTTTGTTTTTAAATCCTCAATAAACGATTGGATGTATTCCCATTGCAGCCTAAATTCAACAGCTCGTTTCAGACCCCCATAAAACGGATAAGCATCGGGGAATAATTCTTTCATTGGGACAGTAACATCTTTTAGTGATTTTTTTGGGCTCATGACTCATCCTCCTCATTGAGCTCTTGAAATACTCGCATATGAGCAAGCATAAAACGTTGATGAATTAAATTTTTTTCTTCGTCAATCGGAATCGTTTTATCAAGCTCAAATTTTCGCTCAAGATTTTTCGCGGCAATTACGTACCAATTGCGTTGCTCAATTCTTGCATATCCAAAAAAATACGCAATTACCCATTGACTGAGCATAAAAAGTGCAACCAAAACACAAATAATGATCTCAAAAAGACTCATTCTGTTTCCTCCTCATAACCTAGCATGTTGACTCGCTTGCACCATTGATCCCAGGTTTTTTTGACTATTCCGGTCCCAGGATAAAGATCATCAAAATAGTCAATCGGGAGAGCTCCTAACATCTCAAAAGCCCACTCACAAACCACGGGGGGTTTTGCCCCAACAAGACCTTTTTTGAGTGTAATTGATTGTGAGACCCAATCTCTCATGACAATTCGGTGAGATACTTTTGGTTTTCTGGCTGATCTGACTAATACAGGTTCCCAGGCATATGCAACCGATACATTCCTTTTAAAAGTAGCAAAGGGTTTAACCCAGCTCATGATTCTGATTTCAGGATCAGGAAACATGGGGAGTATAAATCGCAAAGCTGTTGAGGACGTATGCAAAATAAAACCGTCATATTCAGTGAGTAGTTTTTTAGCTAATTTCTCATGATCTATTTCCCCCACATACTCAGGTTGCCCCTTGTATAAATGGGCACAATTAGGGTACGGGGGATCAGCATATGCAATTTTGAGAGGCTCAATCATTCTGGGTCCTCCTCTCTCAATTCAGGGAGTAACCCTGATACGTTGCCCGTTTTCTCATTGTAGCGGTGACCCATTGACTCAAGAGCTTGCCTCAGGCCTTGCCTTGAGTAACTCCTTTTTGATCCCTGATCATGTGTCCACTCAACATATTGGTCATATAGTTTGAGAAACGGTGTCCCTTTGCGGGTGACCGTCTCATAATAGTGCTCGGTGAGAAATTGCATGATCTGATTACTCTCATAGTACCATGTTTCGATCGCTTTTTTGCAAGGCCCGGGGACATCAAATGATCCCCGCTCCCTCAAGCGCTTGAGGCCTCTGAGAGCTTTGTTGAGGATCCCGCTCATCTCAGAGTCAATGATCCGCTTTCCCCTTGTGAGGTCTATCTCAGCGGGGGTGAAACGCCGATCGAAATCGAAAACAAGAGCTCTCCTCTTGAGTCCGTAACTGAGATCGCGGGTTTTCGGCCAACTATTCGAGCTCAGATAAGCAATTGCCGTATTGAGAAATCGAAAAGTTGGCCGATTTTTTGGATTAGCAACCAACATTTTGTTTTCGGAAACTTTCTTGACAGCCCCGTCAGGGAGTAGCGTTGAGCTTGAAACGTCCTCATCAATCATTGCCAGCTTGCCCGGGAGGTCTGCAAATGCATGAGCATTTTTTGCAACGTCAAGCTCGCGGATCGATTTCTCAAGCGCAAAATCTCCTAGGAGAGCTGAGATGATATTGAGGATCAACGTTTTACCGTTGGATCCTGATCCATGAAAAAGGACCCAGCAAGCAATATCTTTGTGAGGTTGGATCGTGTATCCGATGACCTCCCATAAATGTCTTATGACCTCTTTTCGATCTCGTGAAATATAGCAATCAAAGATCTCATTGAGTGTCCGGTCAAACAGACCGCAACGGGCTTGAGGGTCATACTCAGCATTGATACAATAGGTGAGATAACTCTCAATATTGTGCTCTTGAGCAACTGACTCCCCGGTTGCAATGTCAATGTGTATCTCATGGGTCCTTGTGTTGATCACTGCTTTGGGAGGTTTCTGAAATCCGAAAAGATCATCTTGTCTAGCCGTCTCAGCCTCAAGCAATTGGGTTGCTTGCATAACAAGCGAGGAGATCGGCTGAGTTATCGATGGGTTTTCTTTCTTGATCGCTTTTGCCCGGTCCAATACTCTTGATCTCATGACCGCAAAGGGGACCGGGATCCAATGAGTTGTATCAAATTCCCAAAATCTTGAGTCAATTGCATACACAATATCTGAGTCATTCTTTCGAGCTTGCTTGATGGTCTCTTGAGTGAGATAGTATCCTAGATCCTCAATATCATCCTCAGAGGCTAACGCTTTTCGTCTCCTCTCATTGAGGGTACGTCTAAGGGACGGGAGAGGCATTTCAGTTTTTGTGCGAATGATCGCAAGGATATACTCAGTGTCAAGCTCAGAAAAGTTGTGACACTTGTCCAATACACCATGAATTGCTTTTGCTGCAGAATATTTTGTGAGTTTCCGGGCCTCTTTGATGACCTTTTTTCTCGAAAATTTCTTGTCCAGTATGGACTTTTTCTTTTCGTCTGACTCCTCATTTTCATCAGCGTCAAGCCCGTCAAGAATCTCAAAGTCCCTGACAACGGCAAGCGGGGGGAGCTCACCCCCTCTCTCAATGACCTCAGCATAAATTGTATTGACTGTTATTTGTGAGTCGCTGTCATGCCTCAAACTCTCCCAACGTCTTTTGATTCGCTCGGCATGATCAGCATATCGAGGATCCCCCAAAGACCAATTGAGAAAAACGTCAAGACCGAAACCTTGAGTTGCATGATGAGCGGCAACCATAATCGGAAACCATTTATCGTCAGAGTCATAGTCCTCAACGGGGAGTTGCTTGAGCAAGTCCTTAAGTGTCCGGGTTGCGATCGTATTGCAAGCGCTATACTTTGCAATGTCATCTTCAAGGTCAAATTTTCCGATCCGTTTGAACAATGGATCGGGGAGTTTCTTGCCCAGCTTGCGAAATGGGCTCAGCTCGTCAAATCTATAGGGGGTCCCTGAGGGATGAGAGCTCCCAGCGATCACAACATATCGACCAAAGGAAAGGAAATCGATCCCGGGATATTCCTTGAGATTCTTTCGGATCGAAACCCGCTCAGGGAGAGTTGTATAATAGTGCAAACCCCCTCCCCCGGTTTGGACAGTGGGGTAAATGTCACTGAGGTCAAAGGTTGAGAGGTCCCGGTTGAGTTTCTTGAGAGATCGCTTGCCGTCATTGCGCGGGTCAACATCAATGACACAATCGAGGGGACCTAACCGCCAGCCTATATTACAACCTTTCTTGACGTATCCATATAACTCTGATGGTGTATATCGTCTTTTTCTCCACTCTTTGTGAAGTGGTCTCTTGTCATTTTGGATGAGCGGAAAAAGCTCACGTCCTAATGACAAATAGAGATCGAGAATTCGCGGGTTGAGAGACCGTTTCATTGAGAATCAGATTGATCTATATTCTATGAAACACGGTGTAATATCGAATATGAGCAATGGATCGGGCTATTGACTGTCGTCGGTTGCGACCCCCTGTTATTACAGCCTCCCATTTTCCTAATTGGCGACTGTACCATAAATGAGTCAGCCGACTTCCTGAGCCCACAAAATAGAAATCAGATCGAAATGTGAAATAGTCCCAGGCCAATCGAGCCCCCCGGAATTTTGCTGCGGGTCTTGACGTGTATACTTTACCCATGAGATCTTTCCTCTTTGAGTTTTCGATAGTTGATGATCCATTTGTCAAATTCATCAGAGTTGAATTGTTTAGTTAGCCAAATAATCAGGCAAGAGAGGGAGCAAAAATCAAGATCCTCAAAATACATTGACCGGGAAACCTCTTTACAAATCTCAGTTGTTGTAAAAGCCTCAACGTGACTGAGGCTCATATCTCTAAAAGAATCAGCTTTGATTTCGGTACTATCGCAATTGTTGCAATGACGCTTTTTCATTGCGGGTCCTTTTCTGCTTGAACAAATGACAAGCAAGCGGGTTGATTTGGTTGGACAAAATGTTGATATTCTGAACACATATACCAATGAGCAATATGATTCTCAGTATATGCAGGTTGATCCAAAGGAGCCATTGAGGAGATAAACTGAATTTCAGTATATAGAAAAGCGCAATCGTTACATTGATGGCATTTGTCAGGGATTTTCATTTGAGCTTTTTCCCGGTGATCTGGTAGTATTCATTTCTGACGAGCTGACAACGTCTTTTCCAGGCCTTGTGAGCTCTCTTGATCGCTTTCTCAAGGGGGACTCCCCGAGCAAGATCACTCATGACCCGTTGCTTGACAAACACATCAGGCCCGGGCTCATCAACACGTTGCTCAGCTAGCTCTTGAGGGTATCCCAGGTCAGTGAGAGCTTTGATCTTGTGTTGTCGCCACTCCTCAGGAGAGGCAACCGCTGAGACTGGGGTCTCAATGGGCTCAGTGAGCAAGTGCTCACGGTTGTTAACGGGCTGATCAGTCATGAGAGGTCCTTTGTTGCTTTTCTGCAATTGACGTGTCTGTATGTATTATCATCGTCACACCATCGGAGAGCTCCGAAAATGCAAAAAGCCGTTTTCTCGTTTTTTCCAGTGACTGATTTTGTATCCCAATGAGGACAACTATAACCGCAACGACGTACATTTTGCGGGTCAATCTCGATAACTGTATTGATTTTCACCGTTGCACTTAGTTTCTTGTATGTCATAACATTTCCTCATAGCTTGTCATTGCCCGGGAGATTGCCTCAGCGATCTTGAGTTGCGTATAGTGATCGGCCAATCTCTCAGCCTCCTCTTTGTTGGTCATGAAACCCAACTCAAGCAAGACCGAGGGACACTGAGTTTTTGTGAGCATTGTAAAACGGGCTTTCCTGATTCCCCTTGAATAAGTGTAATTGACCCGGTTGAGCTCATCTTCAAGCAATGAGGCCAGCGTTGCCGATCGTGGACTGGGCTGAGGATGAGTAAACACGGTGAGACCTTGAGCGGGACTCCAACCGTTGCCTTGAGCAGCGTTTGCATGTATCGAAATGAGAGCGCAATTGCCGAATTTCTTGTGTAGCATATTCGCAAAAGCGGTCCTTGAGGCCAGCGTGGGGTTGAGGGGTCCTTGAGCAGTGATCACTGTATCTCCCTCCCTCAAATGCTCAATGTAGAAAGCAATATTGCGGTTAAACTCTCCCTCATAGATCCCGGGCGGGACCTCAGGGGATCGCTTACCTTGAGTTAGGTAAAACCCGTCAACTAGTCCACTATGACCGGGGTCAATAATCCATTTCATTTGTTATCCTCCTCATATTTGCGATAGGCAATGAGATCCTCAACGTTGATCTCAGCGTTGATCCCGCGGTTGATGAGTCTCCCGCTTTGACTCTTGACCTTGCCGCAATAGTTACATTTGCGGGTTGTGAGCTCACCGATCATTGATTCTCCCAGGCTGGGCAATGGGAAACGTGAGACCTCAACAAGTCGGTATTTGTGGATCCTCAATCGGCAAATGAAACGGGGTTTCATGAGTCATCCCCCGGGCGGGAATTCCAGATTGCAATAGCTCCCGCTTTTGTGGTTCTTTCGGGACCGCGAGATCCGCAAGCGGCACAAAAAACGCGGTGACCGCGGTTTTCCATTTTCCTATTAGTTGTCTCAACAACAACCTCACTTGACCCGCAAAAGGGACACAACCTCAGAGGCTCAGGGGTTGGGGGACGGGGCTTGAAATCATGCTCACAATTGAGACAAGGGGACGGGGGATCGGATTTTTTCGGTTTGAAGCATCCGAAACAATCATCGGGGTTGACTTGCTTGTCGAAATTCAAACACTCATAGTCTGAGTAATATTCACAATCCTTGCAAAATTCAGCTTTTTTGAATTCGTGACAGATTACCCAATCCGATCCACGCGATCCCAAAGGACACCCGTGATCAAAAAAACGGTTTCTTTTGAACCTGACACAATGTTTGCACTTGTACTCAGTCTCAAGTTGAATGTCAGACTCAGGCACAGTATGTTGATAATATCTGCATGAGTGCTCAGCGATAACTTTCTCAGGAGTTGGGAGCATTCCCATTTTTTTATAGGATTTCAAGCAATGTCCCCGGTCCTTGTCAAGTGATTGGTAAAAGTCACAATTTCGGCAAATCGGCTTGATCCTCCTCAAAAAATGGGAGCAACGGTGTACCGGTCTGACAATTGCATCATTGAGATTCAGGCAATGACCTGAAACCTTGTCCTTTGCTTTATAATGAGTGCAATGCTCACAACGGGGCTCAGGGAAAGGCTTTGACCGATCCCGCGGGGGATCGGGATCGGGGCTGTTTTCCTCCCGCTCAATTTTTTCCTTGACCGCTTGCTCAAGAAAGGAGAGCGTTTCAGCGTAAATCAACCCAATGTCAACCGCGTGATCCCGCTTTCCTATGTTGAAACCTCCCGCTTGAGTATGCTCACAAATCGATCTGAGCAAGAGCAACAATCGATTCTCAAGGACACTCCCTTTGATCGGTCCGGTTTGCATGAGATACCCTCCCAGGTTTCAGATTTTGAGCGCTTGTCTCCTCACCCGTTTTCTCACAACCCCGTTGCAGTTTTGACACATGTTGCCGCGGTTGAGGCTCTTGCTATCGGTGAGAACGGCAACGGTGTTGTCAGGTTTGAGCTTGCAATAGGTTGGGCCTTTTCGCGGTGAGCTCTTGTCGGCCAAATGAGCCAAATGAGGATTGTCAGGATCGATCCGCACAAAGACCGGGGGTCCTTGAGGCTCTTGTCTCTTGTCTTGCTTGTTTTTCCTAAACATTCGATTTTCCTCCCTCAGACGGTGAGTTGTCACCCGCTGAACCCGGTTGCGGTTGCTAGTCCGGGGGGAGGGGATCTAGCACGGGACCGGGGACAGCGGGTGACAGTGAGCAAGACTATCAGCGAAAAAAGCGTTAGTCAACAAAATTCTCAAAAAAAATGCCCGGGCCAACTGGGAGGTTGTCAGCCCGGGCAGAGGTCAGAAGGAAACCCCATCTCAAGCGAGAGCAAGATAACTCCTTTGGGAGAGGCTGTCAAGTATCTTGTGAGACCCCCGCGGGAGCCTCAGAGGCCTCCTATTCAATGATAACAATAGGAGCTCGATCGAGACCGCGGGTCAGTGAGGTCCTTTTTCCGTTGGGCGGGGGAGCTGGGACCGGGCCTTTTTGCCTTTGGGCCTGGGAAATTCGGATCATTTTTTCCGGGGGTTTTCGGGATCGAGTTGCCTATATAGATCTGCGGTGAACTATTTTGGAGAAAATTTTTATGCATAAATAAAATAAAAATGTATATTTATTTATGACTACTTTTCCTCAACGCGCTGTTGGACTAATATTGTTTTTTATGATTTGAGAAAATCAGGATAATTAAATATTCATGTTTTTTACGGTCAAAATAGCTCATGGGAAATCTATATAGGCCGATCGGTCTCAAGAGAAGTGGAAATAAATAGGGATCATTTAGTGTTATTTGTGGGGGTCAATTTGCCTTAGGTATCGTCAGACGTATAGGAAAAGGCCAAAATAAAAATAATTGATTTTTTGGGAATTGCGTCAAGTTTTCGTATCGGGTGAGCGATATTGCCCACATGTGACCCTATGTGGCCAATTGTGCGATGAATGCATAAATAAAATAGGTATATTTTAAATAAAATGAATCGGATTTTTTGTCGGACTTATGCAGAAAAAAAGAATAATTATTATAACGGTATCGAGGCCTAAAATATAAATATTCATTTATCGCACATTTGGGGATAAAGGGTCACATGTCGTCAATATCGGGTGAGCGATTGAATATTTAGATAAAATCAGGTTATTTTTTCGAGGGACTGCGGGGGCATAAGGCAACGCGGATCCGCGGGTCAGTGGGGGAGCCCGGACGGGAGCGATTTTCGCTTTTTTCGGTTGACAGGGACCGGGGGATCTCCTATCATTCTTTTTGATTCATGCTACCCGGGCAAAATGACGGGATATGAAACGCGGGAGGTTTCCCATGAGTTGAGCGGAGTAATTCCCGCAATGAATAAAACGAGACCGTTTTACCTTATCGGGCCGGTAAGTGCTTATCGCGGGTCTCATACGTTTTCCCCCGGGAGCATCGCGCAAAGCCCCGGGGTTTTTTTTCGCTTTTTTCGGTTGACAGGGACCGGGGGTCCGTGTATCGTTGGCCTTAGCGGATTGGTGAGAGCACCTGCTATCCGATCCGCAACCCCCGGGGAAACTTAGCAGGTGCCCCCGGGTGTCCGTGGAAATAAAACGGGAGTTGCCGTGCACGGTGACTGCCTTGTTTTCCCCCGGGTGACCTCGTAAGTTGCCCGGGGTTTTTTTTCGGTTTTTTCCATTTCACCCCCTCAGATATTCCCTATTGACTCGATCTACGTCCTCATTAAATAATGGTATAGACGGTCTTGATTATGGGAAAGCGTATAAAAAGGACAAAAGGTCAACGATCATGGGATCTTGCTCAAGAATTGGGCAAGTTTTGCGATGAATCAGGAGCCCCCGATCCTGGGAGGTTTCTTGCTGAGCTCATGTCCGGGCAAGATCCCAGGCCCGGGCAAACTTCCCGCCTTTACCAGCTAGTCAAGCGCAATCGCAATGAGGATGAGCCCAGCGCTGAGGATTGGGCTGAGATAGTTGAGATCGTAACCTCTGATGATCGTTTCAAGCGGGATTTTGTCCCCGCTGAGGTCTCTTTTCAAGCGGCAACAAAGCTCATGGATTTCCTTTACGCCAAAAGGAAAGCGGTTGAGATTTCCGGTCACTTGTCAGCGAGTGTCGCGGTCACTGAGCCTCTCACCGTTGAGGAAATTGAGCGCTTTGAGGAGACATTCCTTGCAGAATTCTAGCACTCAAGAGCTTATTCATGATTGGACCCCAAATGAATTGAGGCTTTTGAAGCATTGCCTTGAGCAAGATTTTTATTTGTTTTGGCGCTATTTCTTCAAGGTGAGGACCGGACAAAAAGCGATTCTTTCAAAGCATCATAAGATCATTGCTCGTACACTCATGAAAGTTGCAGCGGGAGAGGTCAAGCGATTGATCATCAATATCCCTCCCGGTTTCACAAAGACTGAGCTTGCTGTTATCGCTTTCATTGCCTGGGGTTTTGCTATCAACCCCCGGTCAAAGTGGATTCATACAAGTTGCTCAGACGATCTGATTCTCAACAACTCAAGTGAGATCAAGCGGGTTGTGACCTCTCCTGAATTCCAGCAATTATGGCCTATGGAAATTCGGCAAGATCGAAAGGCTAACAATTTATGGTTCAATGAGTTTGGGGGAGGGATGAGAGTTGCTCCCTCAGGAGGGACGTTGACCGGGTTTCGAGCGGGACAAATGGAGTCAGGTTTCAGCGGGGGGATCGTGATCGATGATCCGATAAAACCTGAGGACGTTTTTTCTGACGCAATTCTCAACCGGACAAACCGCAAGATCACAAATACGATAAAGAGCAGACTTGCGCTTGAGAGAGAAACTCCGATCGTCCTCATCATGCAACGGTTGCATGATAATGATCCCGCGGGATTTTGTCTCAGCGGGGGGACCGGGGATCAATGGTATCATTTAGAAATGCCCGTTGAGATTGAGGACGGTGATCGGGACGATTATCCCGCGGAATGGACCGCGGGAATCCCTGTCAAGTATCGGTATCGATCCGGGCCTTTGTGGAAATACAAGATTGATGAGGATGACATAAAGGTCCTCAAAAAAGATATATATACTTATTCCTCTCAGTATCTTCAAAGGCCAGCCCCCGAGGGGGGATCGATATTCAAGCGATCATGGTTCAACTATTTCGCTGAGTATTGGCCCGTTGAAAACGTGATAGTCCTTGAGGACGGTGAGCGGGTCCCGGTGCTTTATAAAGCGATTTACGCGGATACCGCGATGAAAGCAAAAGAGGTTAATGACTTTTCCGTTTTCCAGTGTTGGGCAATGGGTCAAGACCAAAGGATCTATCTCATTGATCAGGTCCGGGGAAAATGGGAGGCCCCTGATCTTGAGAGGAAATTCCTGCAGTTTTGTGATCGTCATGAATTTGAACACAAGAGAAACCATATGGGAGCCCGGTCAAGACGAGTTGAGGACAAGAGCTCGGGAACTGGATTGATCCAAGCAATCAACGCTCAGAGGGGCAACGGATACGTTGAGGGAATTCCCCGGGATAAGGACAAGGTCTCCCGGGCCAAATCGGGATCGCCTCGAATTGCTCAAGGTCAAGTTGTCTTGCCGCGTCAAGCCTATTGGTTAGATGAGTATTTATATGAGTTTGAGAAATTCACTCCCCTCATGACTCACAAGCACGATGATCAGATTGACCCGACTCTTGACGCAATACATGAGATGTTAATCACTGATAGTTTTGTAGGATACAAAGAGCTAATGAGGAAAAGATGAGCAACATCAAAGAGCATGTTCAGGTATTACGGGAGAGTCAAACGATCCTCCCGGGCAATGAGCAAGATTTTCCTTTTCCTCCTCATGCGGAGTCTCATGAGGAGGGAGGATATGACGAGGTTGACGTTGCAAAGCTCATTGGGACCCTCTCTCACCTCAACTTGAGTGACATTGGGGTCAAGACCCACGCTGAGATCGATACTCATATTGGGATTGCTGAGGCCTTTTTTGCAGATCCCTCAACTCCGGGGGATTTTACCCTTGAGGGAGGGGGAGCAATCCGCTCAACCGCGGGGGGTGACATTTTCCTTGTCCCTGACATCGGAGGATTTTCGAGAGTCGGGACCGGGATCCCATTGCTCAGCCTCAGTGAGCAAGACTTTTTTATCAGCGGGATCGCTGAGGTTGGGGGGCTTGCTCAAGTCGGATCCCTTAATGTGTTGGGAGCAACAACACTGGGAGATCTGACGCTAACAGGCAACTCAGTTATTGATCCTAATCTGTTTTTTGTTTTTTGGGATCTCACGGGGATCAGCGCTGCGGGTTTCTATGGGTTCAAGAATGTTACTCAGGGGCTTCATATGTTCGCTGAGAGAAATAACGTGATCTTAACGTCAGTCCCCCGATATAACACCGATCACGGGAGGGGAGTTGATCTCACTCCTACTTTTTATATTTTTTCTGGCCAAAACCCGGTTACCCTCCCGAATCGCTGTGTTAAAATGACTCATACCGGGACCGCTGGCGTGATCGAATCTCTTTTCGGGACCCTCAACTTGGGTGGAGTCAACAATATTAATCTTGCGGGAGCTGCATACACAGCCTCTCCGATCACAAATTTAGGCTTTGTCACAATACCGGTTGCGGGGGTTAACCGCCGCTTTATGGTAGGCTAAAGGAGATCAGACAATGGACACTCAGATCAGTTTGGGGATCGTTATTCGGTTCAAGCTCAAAAACAAGGGTGAGCGGACAAAGGCTGAAAAAGATATTGATGATTTTCTCAAGACTCAGGCTGAGGGATCATTTGCTGACAACGTTTTTCGTGAGATCTCGAAAAAGAAAAAAGAGTTTCTCTTTGATACTGACATGACAATTGTTGTTGCTGACATGTCAGCGGTTGTCAGTGCAAGGACTGAGATCCTGAGTGCTCTTGCCTCAATGCCTGAGGTCCTCAACTATGAATTCAACATGGTTGAGATCAACGCTTCCCCAACCGTATAAAGGAGATCAGACAATGGATACCAATTTGATTTATGAGCTTGATATTAAATTCAAGCTCTCGCAGTTGAGCGATCGGGAGGCTCTTGAGGCTCAGCTTGCTTCATTCATCAGCGGTCAAGCTGAGGGGAGTTTTACAAAGAACGGGTGTATCGAGGATCCTGAAAATTTCGCAATGCCGTTTTGCTTTCATAGTCATATGGTTTTGATTGTCGCTGATATGACCGCAGCAAACGCCTCCCGCTCAGCGCTCATGATCGCTCTTGAGGCAATGCCTGAGGTTGTGTATTTCCTCTCAGACATCAAGGAAAAACTCACAAGTCAATTCGGTTGACCAAAGACAAAGAGAAAGGACCCGCTAAATGCATTTTTCATGGGACAAAGAAATCAAAACGATTTTGGGAGGCAAGGTCAAGCTCTCTCCTGACAATGATGATCCGGTTACACTTCGCACAATTTGTATGACTGCAGTATTGATGCAAGGGACAACCGCTCAAGCCGGGTGTTCATTGACTGAGCAAGAGAAATATGAGCGCTATGAGCTCGCAACCAAGATCAAGGGAGCTGACATCGCAACCGAGTTTTCAGTTACTGAGGTTGCCGAGATCAAGAAATGTATAGGGGGTTATCCCGTTTTTGGACCCATGATAGTGGGTCCCGTGTTTGACATGATTGAGGGAAAAGGGAAAAAATGAGCAAAATAATTGACGGGCTTGTCAACCTAGTTGCCAACCTGGGGACCGCAAAAGACAAGAGATCCTATACTCAATTTGAGTCAAAGAAATTCGGTGAAAACGAGCTCAGCACGATCTATCGAGAGGATTGGTTAGCAGGAAAAATCATTGATGTCACCGTTGATGATATGGTCAGAAAATGGCGATCGTTTTCTGCCTCCTCATTGTCTCCTGATCAACTTGACGACTTGAAAAACGCTGAAAAGGATTTCAAGATCAAGGCTTCATTTTCAGAGGTTGAGCGCTGGGCTCGATTGTACGGGGGAGCTGGGATTATAATCGGGGTTGACGGGGCTGGGGAGATGGCTGAGCCTTTAGATCTCAGTCGAGTCAAAAAGGGATCGCTCAAGTATCTCCTAGTTGTTGATCGGCACGATCTGATCCCGGGGGTCGTGAATACAACCGATCCAAGTCAACCCGATTTCAGGAAACCTCAGGCCTATTTCCTGCAGGGAGGGAGAAACGCGATCCATTTTTCGCGGGTCTTGCACTTTGAGGGACTCCCTCTCCCGTGGCGAGAGAAACAACGTGAACAATATTGGGGACAATCGATTATTCAGAGGGTATATGATGCGGTTGTCAACGCCTCCTCAACCGCTCAATCAGTCAATTCCCTTGTATATGAGAGCAAGATCGATGTCATCGCAGTCAAGAAACTGTTTCATCAGCTCTCAACCCCCGGGGGAGAAACCGCGATCATTAATCGTTTCATCAACGGTGACACGATCAAGAGCCTCAATAACATGTTACTCATTGACGCTGATGAGGAGTCTTTTGAGCAAAAGCAACTCCAATTTTCGGGACTTTCGGATCTCATGCTCAGATTTCTCAATATTGCCGCGGCTGCAGCCGATATACCGGCAACTCGATTGTTGGGGGAGAGTGCTCCGGGCCTCAACTCAACTGGGCAAGAGCAAACGCGGCAATATTACGATATGGTTAATAGTAATCAGATCAACAAATTCGGTCCTCATCTTGATTATCTTGATCAGATATGGGTTAGGTCAACGCTGGGATATATGCCCGATGATTGGTCATATGAGTTTAATTCTCTTTGGCAAATGACTGACACCGAAAAGGCTGACATTGATCTCAAAAATTCTCAGCGGGACAAGAATAATATTGAAATGGGTAACGTGACTAGTTCGATTGTCACCGCTCAGCTCAAAGAGGACGGGGTTTATCCTATTTCGGATGAGTGGATTGAGACTCTTGAGGCAATTGAGAGGGATGATCTTGAGGGAGAAATTGAGCCCGTTGAGCCCCCTCCCCAGCTTCCCGTTGATGAGCCTGAGGAAACTCTTGAGGATGAGCCTGAGGAAACTCCTGAGGATGAGGATCAATGACAACCCTCACTCAATCTCAGATCAACAACATAGCAAAGCACCGGGCTCAAAAATCCCGATCGCTCAAGCGATATAAACCGATAGAACCGTCAAAAGCGATTACCGCTGAATATGTGATCGCAATGAGGAGATTGACCCGGGAGATCAGTGATTTTGTCCGGGTTCAAATTGTCCCAATTTTGAGAGATTATGAGGCTCAATATTCGCCTCTCACAACTGACGTTGACATAGGGATTGAGCTTGCTCTTGCTTTTTCGAATATTGAGCAAAAGCTCAACGGACAAAGCGAAAAATTAGACAAATACGCAAAGCGGATCGCTAGAAATTCGATCACAAGAGGGGCAAAATTTCACCGCAAGAAATGGGTTTCTCAGATCAACAAACTTGCTGGGATTGATGTCAGGTCAATCCTCAGGGACAAGAATATTGAGGCTTTGTTGCTCGATAAAATCGAAAAAAACGTTGAGTTAATAAAGACCCTGCAACCTCAATACCTTGAGCAAGTGAGAGAGGCAGTCACTGAGGGGATCAACCGGGGAGATGATTTCTTTTCGATCCGTGAGAGACTTGAGCAAATTGAATCAACAAACTCCCGATATAGACCTAAACTCATTGCCCGGGATCAAATGAATAAACTCACCGGAGACCTCAATCAGTTTCGTCAACAAGATTTAGGGATTAAAGAATACCGTTGGCGAACTGTTGGAGATTCCGCAGTCAGACCCAGTCACAAGGCCAACAACGGGAAAACGTTTTCATGGGTCTCCCCGCCTCCCTCAACCGGTCACCCGGGTCAAGACATTAATTGCCGTTGTGTAGCTGAGCCTGTATTTTCCAAATGGTTGGGGGAGGTTAGCGCTCAAAAGAGTTGGGAGCCTCAGATCTGATCTCTATTCAGTTGACAAAAACCGAAAACCGGACCTAGAATGATTAAAAGGAGCCTGTTTCCCATGATCTTGTATGATCTCAGCACTTTATCAAAACGGAAAAAAACGCGGGAGGGATATTTGTCAGCTCCTGCGAGAGTTGCTCGGACCGGGATCCAGGCCTATGATGCAGTCCTTGATTTCGAAAAAGGGGAGATCCCCGCTCATATTGAGCAGAAACCGGGAAACATTGTCAGGTTGCTCAGGCCTGAAAAAGAGGTTTTTTCTGACGAGACTCTTGCAAGCGTTGTGAATAAGCCGATTACTGACGGTCACCCGTCAGAGGCTGTCACCGCGGCAAACGTCAAGGATCTTCAAGTTGGGTTTTCCCGTGAGACCGTCAAGCGGGACGGCGACACGATCGCGGTTGATCTGCTTTTCCAAGTAAAAGATGCGATCGAAAAAATCGAAAAAGAGGGGGTCAATCAGATTTCTTTAGGCTACGCAACTGATGTTGTTTGGCAAAGCGGGGAGGATCCTGAGCTGGGTTTTTATGACGGTATTCAGACAAATATTTTGGTCAATCACATTGCGCTGGTCAAAGCGGGGAGAGCTGGCCCGGAAATAAGGCTGAGCGACTCTCAAAACGATAAAGGAAAAAAGGAGATCGAAAAAATGGCAACCAGAATGATTGACGGGATCACAATCGAGGTCACCGATCAGGCTGGGGAGGCAATTGACAAGTTGCAAAACGAGGTCAAGAGCTCCCAGGATACGATCGAAAAGTTGACCTCTGAGCTCACCGATTCAAAAAAGTCAGTTGAAAAATTGACCGGTGAGCTTGACGCTGAAAAGGCAAAAGCGCTTGACGTGACAGCGCTTGACGCTCTTGTTGAGAATCGGATCGATCTCATCAACAAGGCAAAGGCGCTTTCCCCTAAGATTGAGGTCAAGGGTCTCAAGGATCATGAGATCCGCAAGACTGCGATCGAGAAAGCAAAACCGGGTGAGTTTGATCTTACCAACAGATCGGATGAGTATGTTGAGGCGGTTTTTGATACGCTGTCCCAGAGTCTCCCCGGTGAGAGTACCGTTTTGGGGGATGACCTCAAGGGACTTGACGAGGATCTTGTCAACAAGGTTGATGAGTCTCGGAAAAAGATGCTTGCTAGCCGAAACAAGAGGAGTGAATAACAATGGTCGCTCAGACATCATACAAAGTAAATCATGACATTGCCTATGACGGGCTTTTTGCGGACATCAACCCGAAAGCAGTGATCACAAAGATTGCTTCGGGAGACAATGCCATTGATTTTGGTCGGGTCGTTTCTCGCGGGTCGAATGACGATCAGTGTCTTTTGGGGGGAGATGGAAATCCCCTAGGGATCGCGGGTCGAGATATTGGGAGAGAAACTCTTGCAAGTGGAGCTATCAATTATGAGGCTGGCGACGATTGCGCTATTCTCATTCAAGGTTTTATGTACGTCACTGTATATGATTCCTCAGGGGCTTCACCGGGAGATCCGCTCTATTATGCCAACGATGACGGGAAAATTAGCGCGGGTGTTCCCGGGGTCGATGATACTCCGCTCAATGGGACTCTTGAAGAGTCTTTGACCTCGAATACTCAGATCGCGTTGATTCATATCGGGTCCTCAGTTGCGTCAAGTTATCCCGAGGGATCGGTTGTGTACAAGGGCGCGATTGCTGCAGCTGCAGATTTCCCGACAAGCGCTGAGGTTATGCCCGGTTGGAGTTACGCAATCAGCGCTGATGTCACTGACAACGATCCCACGAAAACCAACACGGGTCAGAGTTTTGTTGCCGGAGATGAAATCATTTGGAATGGTGCTCAGTGGACTTTGCTTGGTCGAGTGTTGATGAACATTACCGATCAGCAAGTCACCGCGGCAACTGCAAACTCAGTTGGTTTCATTGCAACTGAGGATGGTCAGATTGAGACCATTTATGCTGCAGCGTTGACCGGAGCGGGCGCGGGGGAATCGATGTCAATTGACGTGAAAATTGGCGGGACAACTTGTTTGGTGACTCCTATTACCGTCAATCAGGCTTCCGGTACTTCTGTTGTTGCCGCGGCCGTCGATCCGCTTGCTAGCGCCTTTTCAAAGGGAGATTTGGTCACCGTTGAAAGGACCTATACGGCAGGGGGAACCCCAGCCCCGATGACTGACACCGCTGTTACCATTGGATTCCGCGGTTAAAAGGAGCAATGAAAATGAAAACGAATATCAAAGACGCTGCGCCTCTTCCCCTTGGAGGAGCCTTTTTTGCGCGTGAGCTCGAATTCATCAAGGCAAAGACCTATGATGTTCTTTACGCTGATCTGGGTTACACAAAAATGTTCCCCATTTCTGAGGAGGCCCCAACGGGGATCACCTCGATCACTTACCGGACCTATGATCAGGCTGGTATGGCAAAAATCATCAACCATTATGCAAAGGACCTCCCCCGGGTTGATATTGCGGGTCGTGAAACGGTTGTCCCGGTTCATACAGTCGGCGCCGCTTTCGGCTACTCCATAAAGGAGATCAATCAAGCCCGGATCACTGGGACTCCCCTTGATCAGAAGAGAGCAAACGCGGTCAGGAGAGCGATTGAGGAGAGACTCAATCACATTGCATTTTTCGGATCCTCCTCGGCAAACCTTTTGGGTCTCTTCACGGATCCCAATGTCCCGAGTGGCAATGCTCCCAATGGTACGGGGGGCGATCCTGAGTGGGATACAAAGACTCCTCTTGAGATTCTTGCTGATGTCAATCGGGGTTTCCGTGAGATTTTCGAGGATTCCAAGGGACGGCACCGGGGCAATATGCTGGGAGTCCCGCTCAAGCAGTGGTCGATTGTCATGGAAACTCCGATGTCCGCAGATTCCGATATGACGATCGGTGGATTCCTTGTCAAAAATTCCCCGTATCTGACCTCTCTTGATCAGATCGTGGCAATCAATGAGCTCAAGGGAGCTGGGAGCGGGGGAGTTGACGTGGCGGTTTTCCTTGAGAGGAATCCTGACATGGTACAATTTGAGCTCCCCCAGGATATTATGTTTCACCCGGAGCAATTGCGAGGCCTTGAATATGAGGTTCCCGCAACCGCTGAAACCGGGGGACTCAATATCTATTACCCGGTTTCAATGTTCATACTTGAGGAGGTTTGAGTATGGCGAGCATCAACAACAATTCAGCGAGAAAGTATAGCATTGCCGTGAGAATTTCCGGGGAAACCCGGATCCTCAAGGTTATGCCCGGGCTCAATGTTGACCTCAATGATGAGGAGGTTGTTGCAGCCTCTCGCCTCAAGTATGTTCAGACCTTGCAAGACAACGGGACCTTTGTTGTCAACGCCTCTCCCACTATTGCCCCCGCTGAGCCCACTCCTGAGCCTGAGGAGGCTCCTGAGCCCACTCCTGAGCCTGAGGAGGCTCCTGAGCCCACTCCTGAGCCTGAGGACAAGCCCAAAAAGAAGCGCAAGAGCAAGGCAAAGAAGAAGCCCGGCAAGTTTTGAGGTAAATCGTGACAGTCACCCCAGCAACTTTCAAGGCCCGGTATCCTGAGTTTGATTCTGAGTCTGACGCTCGAATTCAGATTTTTATCAATGATGCTATGCTTGAGGTTAGTGAATCTCGCTGGGGTGACTTGTACGATCGGGGCTTGTCAGCGCTTGCCGCTCATTTGCTCGTCATAGCAAACAAAAACACTGCGGCTGCAGGATCGGGGAGTGCCTTGTCAGGCAAGGTTGCCTCAAGGACAGTGGGATCGGTTTCTGTCTCATTCAACAACGCGGCAAGCAATGGGTCAACTGAGGATTTCTATTTGTCAACCTCGTATGGGGCTGAATATTGGCGATTGGCCTTGAGCGTTGGAATGGGAATTGTTGCGGTTGCTCAATGACTCAATCCGGTGCAAAGCTCAAAAGGATCACAAAGGGTCCCGGGTTATCCGGTGTTGTTGACAATGTCAAAGACGCTGCGATCAAGGTCGGGATCCTCAGAGGTCAAGGGGAGCATCCTAATTCTGAGTATGGAGCAACGATCGCTGAGATCGCTTTTTGGAATGAGTTTGGAACAAAGCGGATCCCCGCCAGATCTTTTCTGAGGTCAACTCTCAAAGCTGAGAAAATGGTTTACAAGGCTGCATTCAAAGCAGCATTGAGGGAGGTCCTTGCAAGGCGTTTCACAGCAACCAAAGCGATCGGTCAAATCGGGGCAAAAGTTGCCGCGGATATTCAAAACACGATCACAACCTTGACAAGTCCCCCGAATTCTCCCTTGACCATTGAGCGGAAAAAGGGAAAAGCAAACCCGCTCATTGACTCAGGTACTTTGAGACGATCGATTACCTGGGGACCCGCAAAATGATCGATTTACTGTCATATTTCGGGGATGAAATGGTCACGGCAAACCTTTATAAAGGGGATGCGGGATCATATGTCAACGGGGAGTGGATCCCCGATTATGATGCTCCGATCCCAATATCGATCATTTTCCCTCAACCGCTCAATCAAAAACAATTGTTGCAATTGCCTGAGGGAGAGCGGGTCCAAAATTTTGTTCAAACGTGGACAACTGCAGACGTTGAGGTAAGGGAGCTCAACCGCAATACTGACGCAATTGAATATAACGGTGAGTTTTTTCTTTGTTTCCAATTGGGAGATCGGACGTTTTCAGGCAAATTCAAACATGTCATATTGAGGCAAAGGACAGCTGATGAATGAGCTTATCAGACAATGGTTGATCGCTGTTCTGGGATATGATGATCAACATGTCATAAGAGCTCAGCAAGAGGGACCGATCCCGGTTGGGGCTCATGCTGAGTATCTTATTTTGTCTGAGGAGGGATCAACTCATTCGATCGCTGAGTCAACCCCGGTTGGGCCTCCCAATGACTATACAATTACCTATTACAATCGAGGTGAATTGACGGTGCAAGTCGATATTTATTCGACCCGCAAGGGGAGGGATTTGCAACGAAAATTGAGTCATTCGTCAGAATTGCTCAAGGTCCGTCAGATACTCCAACCGGAGAAAGTTTCCTTGATCCGTTCTAGTGTGATCCGCAATCTCACCGCTCTTGTCGATACCAAATATAAGGAGCGTTGGTCTTGCGATCATACTTTCTATTTGTGGAATGAAATATCTGAGGTAAATCAGACAATCAACGCGGGTTATCAAATCACCGGAAAATACCAACCCGGGGATCATGAAATCATCATTGATGTCCCGTAAAAGAGGAGAGGTTTTACAATGGCAAACATTCTAGGTCATGTTGACGTTCAAGCAATCCTGCAAACGTCGGTTGTACCTCAGACAACTTTCGGACTTGAGATTTTCCTCAGCGATGATGATCAGGTCCCGGTCGATCAGAGGTTTTTGCTGACAACAAAAGATAGTTTTGATGATTTTGATTCGGATTCGGATCCGTATAAATTCGCAAATGTCTTTTTTGCTCAGAAGAGGACCGCAGCTGAGCTCATGATCGGACGTTGGATCCGCGTTGCATCCAATGTCTATTGGATCGCGGGACCGGACTATGAGAGTGATTTTGCAGTTTGGAAAGCGGTCACTGACGGATCATTTACCGTGCAAGACAACTCAACGCCCACTCCTCTTGAGGATGACATTTCCGGTTGTGACTTTTCGGGGATCACGGATCTTGCGGGAATTCTTACCGTTCTCAATGCGAAACTTGCCGCGTTGACTCCGAATATCACCGGGCTTGATACCGCTGTTTTTGAGTTTGACTTGCTCAATAGGCTAGTCCTCAAACACAGTCAAACCGGATCGGCTGCAAAGCTCTTGACGATCATTCCGACCGATCCCCCGGTTGGGACCGATCTTGCCGCGGGTTTCTTTGACAATAGCAACGGGACCGCGGTTGCAGGTCTTGACGCTGAGGAACCCTCTGACGCTTTGAGCGCAATCTCAGAAATTTCAGCGGTTGGGGATTCCTATTACAACATTGCTCTTGATAGAGCAGCGTCAGACGATCAAATGGTTGAAACTGCCTCCTATGTTGAGGCAAAGACCAAACTGATTGACCTTGTTGTGACCTCAGCGGGAGCAAAAGCAAGCGGGACAACTACTGATGTCGGTTCCAGGTGCAAAGCGCTGGGCCTCAAAAAGACAATGGTCATTTACATTGAGCATGATGATCAGTGGCCTGACGCGGCAACCGCGGGGGCTGTGCTCCCTGCAACTGAGGGTACGACCAATTGGGCCTATGAGGTCCTCTCCCTTGTTTCTGAGAGTGGAGCAACAAAGCCTTTGACGGTAACTGAGAAAGCGGTTTTGAGAGATAAGAATTACAATTATCTTGAAGCGCTGGGATCCAACATTTTCCTTTATGACGGGATCACGTCCGGGGACATCGAAAAGCGGATCATGTTGGGTCGGGATTGGTTTGAGGCTCGCATTGCTGAGGCTCTTTTCACCGATCTCCTCAATCAACCGCTCAGAGGTTTCACGAATGATACTGTTTCTTTCGTTGTTGGGGTTGTGAAAACATACGGCAATGAGGCGATCGATCGTGGGATCGGTGTCAACACTCCTGAGAGACCTTTTCAGATCAACGCTCCTGACGCTGATGATTTCACGACTGCTCAACGGGCCTCCCATCGTATGGAGTTGGGGAGCTCGAATGATCCGTTTTTCGTGTTACCGCTCAATTCCGCTGTCAACGATTACACCTTGATTGGTGTATGGAATATCTAAGAGGAGGATCCGAAAATGGCCTATAAGCAATACGATCCAAAAAAGGTTTCAGTCACCGTTGGGGCAACTCCGATGAGAGCGTTTGCCGATGGGACAATGATAACCGCGGAATACACAACCGACAAAAGATCCGTTCATGTCGGGACTGACGGCAACGGGAGACACATCAAGAGTGCTGATGAGAGCGGGAGTATTACGATCCGGCTTTCCTCATACAGTCCCTCAAACGCGGCATTGTTGGCGCTTGACGCTCTTGATGAGCCCTACCCGATCACGGTGACTGACAACTCAAGCAACGCGGATCTTTTCTTTGCTGAGAGTTGCGCTTTGAGAAAGATCCCCAACATGGAAAAGAGCAACGTTGAGGTTGCGCTTGAATGGATATTCAATTTCACCCGCGGTGAGATCGTCCATTCGGGAGCTGAGATCTAGGAGGATTTCAAATGAAAAAGGACCCGCATAACATCAATTTCTCTTTGACCAATTTGAGCGGTGAGATAAGAGAGTATAACCTCCAACCGCTCAAGCGAAAAGATGCAGCATACGTTGCTCATACCTTTTTGCAAACACTTCTCAAGGGTTTCTCAGAGGCAACCGCGGGAGCCTCTGACAAGGCTGAGAGTCAATCAAGAATTCTCAAAGCGCTGGGAGAGATCGAATTTGAAACGATTTGGGGTCTTGCCTCAATGCTGCTCAAATATGCCAGTGTAAAAACTGAGACCGAGACGATTGTCATTGACGACCTTGAGAAAAGTGACTATTTCGCGGAGAATCCTGATGAGATCTATTTGGTCATTTTTCACGGGATAAAGGAAAATTTCCCAAAGGTTTTTTCGAAAGTCCGGGATCGGCTTGCCGCTATAGGGGGCGATCTGATCCCGGACGATCAGACCGAGTCAGCATAGCTGACATTGAGCACTCTTTAGGAGCTCAGATTGTTGAGACTCTGCAGGTTGCAAAATGGTATGAGGTGAGCCCTGAGGAGGTTGACAACTGGACTAATATTGATTTTTTGGATCGTCAAGAATTCATGTTCTTGCAAAATGAGATTGATAGACGTTGGAAGGATGATCAATAATGGCCCGGACTGTCATTGAGGAATTTGTTGCTTTACTGGGTTGGGAGGTTGACTCAACCGATGTTGAGGAATTCAACAAAACGGTTGATGACCTGGGAAATACCCTCAAATGGGTCACCGGTCTCATTGCTGCTGGGACTGCAGCGATCAGCGCTCTTGTTGTCCAAACAAACAAAGAAACCGCTGAGCTAGGAAATCTCGCCAAGTCGGTTGGCCTTTCGGCTGAGGCTCTTGATGCTTTGGGAGGCGTTGTTAGTAACATAGGCCTCAACGCTGAAAATGTTGTTGATCTCGTTGAGGAGATGAATAACAAATTTGGTGAAATGGCGGGATTGGGGGAAATGACCGCGGTTGAGGAGTCTCTCAAGATCCTCAATCTCGAATTTAAAGACCTGCAAAAACTTGAGCCTGAAAAGCAATTTCAGGAAATTATTGACGCTGCTCTCAAGTTGGAGGATCAGCAAAAGGCAGTTGCAGCGGTTGACATGTTGCTCAGTGGGGAAGCAAACAAGATTGTAGGTTTCCTCAGGGATCAAGGGACAACACTTGATGAGATTCTGAAACGATACAAAGAGATCAATTTGTTGAATGAGGAAGCTCGGGAGGGGGCTGAGAGATTCAATATGATTTGGGGTCAGCTAATGACGATCGTCAAATCGTTGACTCAACTCTTTTCCGGTTTGGTTGGAGAGGCGATCGCCCCTCTTGTTGATGAATTCATTGATTTTGTGATCCAAAATAAAGAACTCATACAAGTTAGGGTCAAGCAATGGGTTGACACTTTTGTTTCGGTGCTCAAATTCCTTTTGTCAGTTTTGAGAAATGTCTTTGATATTCTTGCCCCCATTGTTGATCGGTTGGGAGGTCTGAAAAATACTTTCAAATTGCTTGCGATTGCGATCGGCGCGGTGAAATTTGCGAAATTCATCAAGGCCCTTTCGCTGATCATTAAGATGCAAAAACTCGCAACTTTTGCAGGGATGAAAAAGGCTCTTTTAGGCCTTGTTACTCCCGCGGGAATTCTGACCGGGTTACTTGTTGTCCTTGCTCTTGCGGTTGAGGATCTGATCGTGTTTTTTCAGGGAGGCGATTCCCTTTTAGGAAAATGGGGAGACACGATCTCAAAATTCATACATGAAAACATAACCGGTTTGATCGCTGCTCTCTTTGGTCTCTCAAAAGAAGAGTTTGACCTTGCAATGCTCAAAGCGTTTGAGAATTTCGTTTCTTTCTTTACTGAGAGGATTCCCGCTGCTCTCAATTTCCTAAAAGAGACATTTCAGATTTTTTACAATGTGATCACTGATGACACATTGAGTTTTTCTGAAAAAGTGCAACTCATTTGGGAAAATCTCAAGACATTCATTGCGGGGATCATACAAGGAATTATTGAAACCGTTTCTTTTGTATATGCTCCCGTGATCGCTCTTTTTGAGTTTCTCGCTGAGCTAGCAGCAAAATTTTTCTTGATGCTCGATGATTATATCCCTGGATTGTCTGATACAATCATTGTTGCGGTTGAGGCAATCAAAAATTTTGTTGTTGGGGTTTTCGATTTTCTAGGGACATTGCCCGGAAAACTTGCTGATATATTCCGATCCGCTTTGCCGTCAATCAAAGGAGTCCTCAAGGATCTCCCGCTCATTGGGGGTCTTTTTTCTGATGATACTCCCGCGGGAGGCCAAACCCCCGGGGGGTTGGGGTCATCTCCCTTTGACGCTGGATTAATGTTAAATCCTGCTATGGCGGGACCGTCCCCCAGCGTATTTAATAACAACACGGCAAATGCAACAAATCAGGCCCGGGCGGATATTCGAAACCAATTTAATATTACTCAATTGCCCGGTGAGAGCTCCCAGGATCTTGCAAAGCGGATCGCTGATGAAATGGGCAAATCAGTTGCAAACGCGGTGAGAAACAATGAATCAGGAGTGATATATTAAATGGGTTTTGCAAACGCAATCAATTTGATCAAGGATCCGGTTGCTCTTGCCCGTTTCTTTGGATTTGTTCCGGTCATTATCGGGGATATTATCGTTGATGTCCTTGTTTCTGAGACCCCAGTTTATGATTATGACATTACTGAGCACCCGGTTGAGGCTGGGCTTGATGTAACTGACAATCGCGTTGAGAGACCTGCAAGCCTGATCCTTGAGTGTATCCTCACTGACATTGCTCTCAGTCCTCAGGCAATAGCGGGAGCGGTTGCCTCAGGTATTTTAGCGGGAGGTTTCCCCCCGCTTAGTTGGCAAGACAAATACTCAGCTTTGCTCGATCTCGCTGACAAAAATGATATTGTTGACGTTTTCACTCCTCTCAACGTTTATTCATCAATGATGATTACCAGCGTTAGACCGAATCAGACAAAGGACACGGCAAAAGCGCTTTTCTTTACGATTGAATTGCGAGAAATTCGAACCGTTGCAAGTGAGATCAACGTTGTTGATCCCTCTCAGATACCGAAAAAGATCAAAGAGCAAGAGAAACCTGAAAATACTGAGGCTGCAAAAAAGACCGCTCCTAAAAGCAAAAAGGGACCTCAGGCAAAAACTGAAACCTCTGAGAAAAATTCCTCAACCCTCAATGATTTGTTTGGGTAAAAAGAAATGCCTTTCACTATACCACTGACCCCGAATCCTGATTACTCATTCCAGATCGATATTGAGGATCAGACCGTTGAGCTTTCTATCCGTTGGAATTTGGTTGATCAGTGTTGGTATATGGATATTTTCGGGGTTACTTTCGATCTTGATCTCAAGGGTCTCAAATTAGTTGGAGGAGTCAATTTGCTCAAGCCTCATGCGGTCCTTGAGTTGGGGGGCTTGTACATTCTTGACGCTGAGGAAAAGGCTCAAGATCCTGATTTCGATCTCATTGGTGATCGCTATATTTTGATATACGTGACCAAAGAGGAAATGAGTGACTATACAATTTAACAGATACGTTGAGCTTGTTATGTATGTTGGAGTATTGCGCTACACGATCCGCAATCTTCACATTGAATTTGACATTGAGCTCAATAGGGACTCAACGCCCAATATTGCAAAGATCACAATATACAACTTGAGTGAGTTGACCCGGTCTTTGTGGAGTCAGGATCATCAAGCTCTTGAGTTTTACGCGGGATATAATCCCTTTGACCTCCCGATTTTGCCCCCGCTCTCAGTCCCATTGCTTTTCAAGGGGACAACGATCAACGTGAGTCATAGGAAAGTTAAAGCGGATTGGATAACTGAGATCATTGCTGGGGACGGCAACAAGGAATTTCTTGAATCCTATTTTTCAAAGTCATACAAAAAAGGGACCCCGATCACTCAGCTTTTGACTGATCTTGCTCTTGCTTTCAAGTTGCCTTTTACTAGTGACTTTGTTGATCCCGCTGCGATCATGACCCGCGGGGAATCATACTCAGGCAAGGTCAAGGATATTCTAAATCAAGTTGCTGACGATTTTTATTTGTCGTGGTCATTTCAAAATCAGGTTTTAGAGGTTGTCAGTTTCAATCAACCGCCAAAAAAAGATCTTGTTGCAACAATCCTGAGCTCAGATACTGGATTGCTTGAGCAACCCATTTTAATTGAGCGGTCTGACGCTGCTCAACCTAAAAAGGTCGATAAAACAAAGGTTCTTAATAAACCGATCCGGTTGGGAGTGCAATGTAAAGCGCTGCTCAACGGTGACCTCAAACCGTCGAGATTGTTTCAAGTGATCTCTCCTTTGCCTTTGAGCTCTTTAGGAATAGAAACGCTCAAGCGCAAAGGAGAGATCAAATTGCCAACCGCATCAACTCCTTATATTGCTGACAAAGTTAGACATTCGGGATCGAATTTTGGGCAAACATATGAAACCGCTATTGAGGGAGATGTTTTCGCAATATGAGTGATTCAAAAGAAAATCTTGATGTTGGATTAGCGAAAATCTTTGAGTCACTTTTCTCAAAGAAACATTTTGCTATGCCCGGTCAAGTCATTTCTTTTGATTCCGCGTTGCAAACTGTTTCAGTCCAACCCTCTTTAAAAGTTTTGTTTCAAGGAAACCCGGTCCCTCAGCTTTTGCCAGTCATTGAGGACGTTCCGATCGTCTATCCGGGCGGGGGCAATTTCTTTGTGACTTTCGATATTCTCCCAGGTCACAACGTATTATTGATTTTTGCTGAGCGCTCGATCGCCAATTGGGCAAACCTGGGAGGGATCGCGGATCCTCAATCGACTCGAAAAAATCATTTATCTGACGCAATAGCGATCCCGGGGATCCTTCCGACGCCAACCGCTCTCAAGCCTCCCGTTGACGCTGCAGCGTTGACGTTGAGAAACCTTGCCAACACAACCGTTGTGAGACTCAAGGACACTGATATTGAGATCACAACTCCAACGGGATCGATCAAATCCGGTCCCTCAGAAATTGAGGTATCAACCGGTCCGGGGTCAATCAAGCTCAACACTGCAACGGGTCAAGCCGATATAAACGGCAACTTTACGGTTGATGTATAATGGCTCTTAAACTCATAGCGGTGCAAGGTATGACGGTTGTCACTGATCCGACAACAACGATCCCCCCGCTTTTTCCTAACGTGGTAGCAACGATCGTTGTTGCTCCCCCAACGGGGGTCAAGGTCAAGGCTGAGGCGAAACTTGTACATAGGGATGGGGATCAGATCACTGTTAGTGCGATCACAGTCCCTGCAGCGGGGGCAACAACTCCCGATCCCGGTCCGTATACGGTCAAGTTGGAAGCAACCGCGGTCAAAGACAAGGCTGAGGGGGTTGAGGTATTGCGGCAAGACGATCAAAGTGAGGTTATCAGCGCAACTCCTAAGATACCAACAACCCCAACCCCAACTGAGTACCCTGTTTCTTTTAGGTGCAAAATTTCCGTTGCGGGTCAGATAAAGGCAAAAGGTCAATGAGATGAGCACTGATTTACTACTTGACCAAAATCAGGATCTAGTTGTTGAGTTGGGAGATCTTCAACTTGTCACTGAGGGTGAGGAGGTGATCCAATGTGCAAAAATTCGGATCTTGCATATTTTGGGAGAGTGGATCTTTGACTATACAAAGGGGGTTGACTGGTTTGGGGTTATGTGGGCAACGGATAGCTCAACATTGCAAAAGAAAACCGAAATACAAAGAACGTTGGTCAATACTCCCAATCTCAGACGATTGTTGAGGCTTGACTTTGCAGTTGACCCGGTTGAGCACGCTGCTCAAATCGATTTTACCGCTGATAGTGTTTTTGGACCCGTGTCAACTGATTTGACGATATAGGAGAGATCTCATGAGCTCATTTGATGAAACAGGATACACGATCGATCGTTATGACGATATTCTCAACGCTCTCATTGCAGATCTCAAAAGCGCTTTTGGGGACAATATCAAGACCGATCCTGATTCGGCTTTTGGTCAGTTTGCGCGGATTGTGACTGAGATTGTTGCTGACATCAATGAGAGTATTGAGGGAGCGGTATCAGCATATGATCCCCAAAAGTCAACCGGGGTTTTTCTGTCCGATCTCGTTTTGCTCAACGGGATTGAGCGCAAAGAATCAGAATTCTCAACGGTCACTCTTGAATGTACCTCAAATGCAGCGGGGACAACGATCCCAGCGGGATCCCTTGTTTCCGACCCTGCTATCGGGGAGCAATTCAAGACCGATGTTGAGATTGTAATTGCTCCCTCAACAACAAAGAACGTCTCAGCTACTGCGGTCAATGCGGGTCCTATTTCCGCAGTAGTTGGGACACTAACACAAATTGACACCCCTATTTTCGGTTGGGAGTCAGTTACAAATAATGTTGACGCTACTGAGGGTCAGGCTGAGGAGACTGACACTGAGCTCAGAATAAGGCGTCAAAAAGCGGCTGAGCAAACCGGCACCGCTAACACTGCAGCGATCTTCACCGCGATCTCAAATATCCCAGCAGTTGAGCAAGTGAGGGTGATTGCCAACAATGGGATCGTCACTGACCCTGACGGTGTTCCCCCTCAGCATATTTGGGCGATCGTGTTAGGGGGATCAGATACGGACATTGCTCAAGCGATTTTCGAAACCCTCAGCGCTGGGATCGGGATGTTTGGGGATACTCCCGTTGCATACGTGGATCCGATCACGGG